TGATTAGGGTATCGCAAACATAAAAAAGGTAAATCTGAATGGCTGCTCCGTTTCAGAATTACTCTGGCGGTGTCCTATTAGCGGATGTCGTTAAGAGAAATAATTTTAGTACTTACGTTTCTGAAGCTATAAAAGAACGTAGTGCTTTCATCAAGTCTGGTGCTATTACTCGTAATGGACTACTTGATGCAACAGAAGGTGGAACAAGAATACAAGTTCCAGAATTTAACCCAATCGCTCCAACAGAAGAAATTCTTACTGGTGCTGCAAACTGGGGAACATCAACTGCTGG